TCAACCATAATATAAGCACTGTTATAAGCATCAGCCACTTGTTTAACAACTTCAGGTAGTGCTAATGGTTTTATTTCGTTATTTCTATACTTCGCAACAACTGTATAAGGTACACTACTTATATCCATCACCACAAAGGCAGAATAATCATTTTTACCACCACGAGCAACATCTACTGTCATGGCATATTGTCGATTCTGTAATGGCTGTTCAAATACATCTAAACCACCACTTTGACTAATTGGATCCATAGTAGGAATAACTCCTAACTTTTGTGGACTTACTAAAGTATCAACACTACCGAGAAACGAACATTCAAACTCTTGTAAAAATTGTTGCTCGCTTGTATTTTGTATAGTTTCTTCTTTCCACTTTTCATCTCTACCAGGAACTTCTGACCAATTTACTTCAATGGGCATAAATGAATTTTTTTCATTTACTGCATCTATCCATAACTTATAAAACATATTCATTCCATGGGGTGTAGACACTATCATTACTTTGGACGTTTTTCCGGCAGATATTGTAGGATATACTGATGAAAAAAACTGTTCAGCAATATTCGATGGTACAAAAGCAAACTCATCAAGAAATATAAGATTATAAGACCCACCACGAACAGCAGAAGCACTAGTACTTGAAGCAAGAATTTTAGATCCATTCTCTAGTTCTAAAGAACCTTTATTCCAGTTAATTACCCCCTGTTGCATCCATTCGGGTAAATGCTCATAGGCTAACTGAAACCTACTTAATAATTCTCTAGCCGTTTGAGCCTTGTTAGCAAGAATTGCTACGTTTACTGTCTCATTGAATATTAAATAATGTACAAGGTACGCTAAAAGAACAGTAGATTTTCCTGACTGTCTAGGAAGTTTACATATTGTAAAACGATTATTATGAAAAGTTCCTACCATCTCTTTTTGAAAATCATAAAGATGAAATGGAACCAACCCTTCATCAATGCTAACTATCTTTACATAGTTTTCTATAAAGTAAATAGGATTTTTCGCACACTTGATGAACTCTTTAACCTGTGCTTCGGTAAATTCTACATCAACACCAGCCGCTTTAAGGTTTGGGTTACCTTTATAACTAGTCTGCATCCTGCTTTAGCATCTTTTGTAGTTCCTTGGTCGAACCCACAAACAAAGCATTAGTAACATTTTTAGGACCAGTTTCTGGAACTTCTTTGAGCTTTTTCATTTTCTCTTGTAATTCAACCAATCGTTCTGTAACTTCTGAAACATTTTTGATTAATTGACCTGCCACTTCATATGCTCTAGGATGCTCTCCTTCTTTGGCGATATCTAGAATACCATCAATAGCATCTTGACCTCGCTCTATTAGATTATAAAAATTATCTCTACTGTATTTGTAATCTATTTCAGCATCATCACCAACTTTTGCTAAGTTTCTTTTTGGTGGTGCTGGATCTAATATTTCTTTTACAATATCACCAGTGCCACCAGTAATACCTAGTGTTTCATTTACTCTCATATCTAAATTTGCCATTAAACCCACTCACTTAAAGTTTCATTAAATCCAAAGTTATCATCATCTGTTGCTGTAGAAGTTTCAACTCCTGATACGGTATATTGTCTGATTCTTGGCGGAGCTTTAGCAGGCATATCTGCATACTGATTCGGTTGAACGGTCTGAATAACACTGGCATCAGAAACAGGTCCGTACATATACGTTTTAGCCATAAAATTAAACGTATATACTATAGACCTTCTTGTTATAAAATCACCATCATAAACATCTTCATAGCCAGTACTATTTAAAACAATAGGAATGTCTCTGATAATATCCATACTAGGAACAGCATTAATAGTAACTGTAAAGTCAGGTTGAAAGTATGGGAGTATTTGTTCCACAATTTGAACGCCATCATCTGAATTTTTTGCCATAACATATAAATCGAATCCTACATTATAAGGTACTGGTTGAAACTGTGTAGTCATTTGAGTACCCTTTGTACCCTTCACCTTTTTAGTTTTCAACATTTTATTTAATTTTCTTGCTGGATCATAATCAATAGATGTTAATTCAAAACCAATACGTGGCAATGTTACTGCTACTTTTTTATCTAAAGAAGCATCTTCTCTTAACCTTACAAGAAATTTTTGTTTAGGTCCATAAGCCAATGGTACCTTCATAGACTGTTGTGTAGTCCCTGAGGCATCTGTTCTAACAATATGAATATCGTTAAAAAGTGTACCGAAAGATATAATAGTCTTTCGTAATATTTCGTGGTAGTATGTTCGTCCAAACATAATTTAAAATTCTCCAAATGGGTTCTTTTCTGTAAAGTTTATAACATCATCTGCTTGTGTCTGTATGAAGATATTTTCTGCATTAGCATCTATAGTATCTATTACATAAGATTCACTAATAATGTAATCTCCGTATTCTGTAATGAGGCTAGCACCAGCGGTATCTGTTTCTGACAATAGGTTATCACCATCAGTTTCTTCTAATAACAAGTCTCCATCTTCAAGTGCCATATTTTCATTGTAATCAGCAGTTTGTTCTAATGTAAATTGATAGAATAGAGTATCCAAAGTAGCTTCATCTTCTACCTTATCTATTTCTTCTATACCAGTATCAATAATTTCACTTGAATATTCATATGTCGAGCATGCCAGTTTATAAACAGGAAGATTATCTACCTGATAAAATGGATCATCATGGTCTACAAAGTTTATTTGAAATAATCTTTTCTGTCTAGGAAAATATATTAAATCTCCTTCATTAGGTCTAGTTGATACTATTAGATTATTATCAGCTGAAACAATATTGTCCCACCTTCTCTTAGCAACAATAAAAGTTACCTCATCTCGTATCTCTAGACCAAATTTTCCTACTAATTCCTTTTCACCACCATAACCTTCAACTTCTTCCATATACATTTCTATACCATATGCATCATCAAATTTTGATAGCACATCTTCACCAAATAAAGAATCTTCCTTTACTAGTGTTCTAGGCATATAATATACATCATGGCCAAAAATCTTTAACTGTTCTACAATTAAATCTTCATAGAGAAGCTGCTCATTATTTGTACCTTTAGAAAAGTGGACATTTGTTGCCATTTAATTATCCTACGGCAAAATCTACCGGCATTTCATAAGTTAATCGCATTTCTTCTTCTAATCTTGTAATTTCTTCTTGTGCTTGTGTATATATCATTTCACCGTTCATAGTAACACCACCAAGCATTGTAACACCTTCAAACTTAATAAGATTTTGTCCCCATTGACGTTTGATTAATGCTGTTGCATATCTTTTCAAAAAGAAATCGTTATAGATATCTGTCCAAGATGTTGGATCTAATTTACGATAACATTCCATAACTATCCATTCACCAACATCCATATCATTATCCCAATCCATATCTATATACAATCTATTTTGATGTACATTAAATCTAATGGGCTTTTCTCCCACCAAAAGATGGTCAAGAAAATCTATATGTTCTTGTGTCATACTATATTGCAATATTGATGTTGAAGAAAAATCGTACAGGTCGTTGAGTCGTAATTGATAACGAACATCAAACATATTAAAACCAGCATTATCGCTAAAGGGAAAAATATTCAATACCGACATTACTGAATCTGGTACTGGAATATAATTATTTGCTTCATCCCAATCTGCCGTTATACTGCCGGTAATTTTATCAGCAGCTGCAACTGTTGTATCTGATGACGTACCAGCTCTAGTAACATCTGTTGATGTTAATTGATGTTTTAGAAACATTCTCTCAACTCCATCAAAATGAAATTCAGCGAAATATTCTAAAGCTTCATCTATACGGTCGTCACATTGGTCGTCATCGACATTAACCTCAACGACAGGTTTACCTAATCGTCTTAGACACCATTCTTTTAATGTTGATTTTGATGTTGCCGTTGCCATTTAATTACCCCAAGTTAAACTAACCCCATGAAATTTACAAACTTTTGTATTATATGTTCTAATCTTATATCTCATTGACGTTCCTGATGGTTGACCAGAAATATCTACTGAACCCGTAAAAACCTGTTTGCCCGATTCATAATCACCCTGATCTATCAAAGTAAATTCTGTATAAGTTGTTCCGTTATCCCTAGATACAGATGCTCTTATATCGGTATTTATTGTAGTAGCATCAGTATCTTCCTCAAAAATAACTATTCTAGCAGTACTTGGAACTGCTTCAGCTGTAGTAGCACTAGATACTAAAGTCATATTACCTGTAGTACCAAGAGTAGGTCGTCTAATAATAACAACGCCTGATCCTCCAGCACCACCTGAAACCACACTA